CATCAATCTGTTGAAGCAATGTCCTAGACTTTAACGGCACAGTATAAACCGTAGACACCCCCACCGTAGTAGGTGCTTGTGCAATTAATACTTGTGTAGGGATATTATTCGTTTGATAGGTCATGGTTTATAAATAGTTTGATTTAAACTTGTATCTTCTGTATAAGGTGTTTGTTTAGACAATAAACCTACCCCTGTTGTATTCACAGGTAAAGTAGAAGGTGTGCCAACAGGTTCATCAGGGCGTGGAAAACGAACAGCAATCTTTTCAGGTTGACGCATCTTTAATCGATATGGGTCTTTGTTATCGTTACATCCAAACTTGCACACACGAAGACCAGGAAAGTTTTGGTCGTTTTCTGTGTCATCATAAGAGCGTTTGAACTTACACCTAGCACAAATACAAATAGTAAGAACAGAATTTCCTCTAGTATCAAGCCACTTTGGCATATATCCACCTACATTCTGTTATGTGAGCATATTTTTTTGTATGAAAAGAATGAACATTATTTAACCATCTATACAAAGTTCCATGACGAATACCTAATTGTCGTGATGCTTCACATAAAGATGGATAAGTTATTCCATTAATAATGCAAGGTCTTGTTGGGTGACACTTTTTTAATGACTCAATATGGCTTTTAGAAAGTTTCATACCCATACGACTTTTGCTTTGCTTTTCTTTTATTTCAGGACGACTCATTGCAATTTTTAAATTTTTTAGTTGCTTTTCTCTTATTTCATCATTACTCATTGGATTGTTTGATTTCATAAATTCTGACATTTTTTTCTTATGTTCTTTTGTATGTCTAAACCCTGAACTCCCCATGCCACCTTTAGCAATGTTTACTAATTTAACACCTATATCTTTTAATGAATCAATTAATACTATTTCATGTTGAAATGCTTCCTCTTCCGTATCCCAATGAGCAAGAATATCAACTTCAAAAGATTTGTATTTTTCTACCGTTCTTTGCCAAACAACATTACGACCTAATTTACTATGTGCACGCTTAATAGTTCCTTTGCCAATATAAAATATTGAACCGTCAGGTTTTCGATGGGCATAAGTAATGTAGGTCATTGATTTACCTTGTGTAAGGAGAAATATTAACACCGATGTACCAAGGACTTTTATCTCTCTCTTCCTGCTCGGCTTGTAACCAATACTTTTCCCATTGTGCTTCACAATATTGAATCCTAGCAGGGTCAACTTGAGGTAATTCCATCGCCATTTGATGGGCTAATCCGTTCTGAATTGCCAAATACCATCTTTGAGGTATCTCAATTGAACCATTTAATGCTCCAACATCCTGTATATAACGAGAACACCATGCAACAATTTGTGGGGAATATATTTGAGGAGTTGGCCAAAGGGTCATCGTAGGTTGTGCAATCGTTCTATTTAACCAAAACTGTAAAGGATAGTTATTTAAAAAGTTTTTATTCGGCAAATTCACATAATCATCACGATTCATACGGAATAATGGAATTTCTGTTGGGCTTGAACCAAATATAACTTGATAAACACCTAAATTAACCCCTGAAGTCTGTTGAATTCTCCAATACATTGCTGTATTTGATGGGTCTAAATCATAATATTGCCAAACACCTGCCACTAAAGTAGGCGATTGTGTCTGTAAAGTAACCCAATTGACATTATCGATAGAATACTGAAGATTAATTGTCACAGAACCACTAACAGCAGGCAATATTCCAATCGTTGCCATATAAACGGCACTTGTTAAAACGATTCCTATTGTACCTGTGTTATTTGTTAACTGACAGACGTTCGTATATACCCCATCAAACGCATAGGAAGCCGTTCCTGATGATGAATATCCACCTGTAGTGTTGATAGTAACTGTTCTGTAATTGCTGTTTAAAACGTCATTTGTGCCGATTGGAAGGGTATATTCGTATTGGTCAGGAACTAAACCAATAATATTCTTTTGAATACACCAATACTGAATACCACGATTGGTTAAATTAGATAATAGGTAATATAAAGCTTGTTTAGAAAACGCAACTTGTTCAGACGTAAGTTCTTCGGCAAGTTTACCCGCCCTTCTTGCACCACTGTCAATTAGGTTTTGAACCGTTACTACTGTGGTTGATACTGTTCCTGATGTACTCATCACCACCCCTTAATATCATATTTCTTCTTTGGTTGTCCGCCATCTTTGCAATGCCAACGATTTAATGATGCTTTGGCTCTTGGTGCATCGCCACTAGAATGTTCTACTACACCTTTCATTCTCGCACAAAAACTATCATGTCTTGAGCCACTTGCTTGTGGTGCTTTTAACTTTGAACCTGTTTCTCGGTTGTATTTTTCACGCCCCTTAGCTGTGAGTCCCGCCCCTTGTTTTGTTGGTAATTTCTCACCCCTTCCAACAGAGAGTGAAACACCTCCATCTTTGTGTTTAGCTGTTTTAGCTGATTCAATAAATGCTTCTTTAGTAGGAGCACCCTTGCTACCAACTTTTCGCATATGTTCTTTAGAGCCATGTTTAATTCTTTCTTGTTTTGCATGAATATTAACGTATAAGCCTCCACCATCTTTCTTGGATGCTCTTTGTGTTGAATATGCTATTGCTACGGCTTGTTTGACAGGTTTTCCTGCTTTTACTTCCGTAGCAATGTTCTTTTTAAAAGCTTTTTCAGATTTACTTTTAATTAATGGCATGATTAAGCCTGTGATTCTTGCCAGTTAATACGAGCTACAACAGTATTACTTGCACCTGCTGATAATGTCGTAGCAACTACATACAAAATATCAGGTCCATCAGGATAGAAACCACTCTGAGATGTAGGCGTAGAGTTAGATGTTCCACCACCTAAAGCTGAATTACCAATCGCTGATAAAGATGTTAAGTCATAGGTTGTTTGACCTGCACTATTAGAATAAAAAGCAGCGATAGATTCACCGCCTGAAATTGTAACCGTGTTGGTTGTATTCACAGCAATTTGTGAAATAGAACTTGTGTTTGTACCCCCTTGAACAGGAGAAACAAAGTTCCCTGAAAACGCACCTGATGGAATACCATTCAACACTAACTGAATCAAATAAGTTGTATTAGTCACCACAGCAATTTCACGAAGCTGTAACTGTAAACGATTAATAATTTCTTTAACTCCTAACAATCCAACGGTTCCGTTGTCTACTGATGGGGCAATACGAATCGCCATAATAGGTACGTTAGCTGTTGAGTTAGGACTTGTTAAAGATGTTGTCATACCATAGTTATAAATGGCTGAAATATCATTATTAAATCCACCATCCATCACAACAGACGAACCCCAATGTGACATAAGAGCTGCTGTATCAGGTGCATAATATTCAACAGAAACAGGGGCTGTTGCACTATAAGTAAATGCTTGAGCTGTTGTTGAACCACCCGCAATTGCTCTTGTTACACCTGTTAAAGATGTTGAAGTAAGACCTGTATAAGACATATACTCAATAGCACCTGTAGCCGATGCAGGGATAACTTTTACATACCCACCTAGTGGGTTAAAGTTAGCCGTACTTGCTACGTTAATTGTAGTATCACTTGTACCCACGCTTGCCGTAATAGTTGTTACGGGCAATATACCATTTTGCTCATAGTGAGATGGCAAGTTACCTGAACGCATATAGGCTGAATACTGTATGTTGTTATTTTGGAATGCATACACATACTGAATCGCACCACCTGTTGTTCTTAAACCAAATCTAGCAACACCTGCACCATACCAAGAATAATCAAGATAGAACATTTGTACTTTAGTTAAGTCTAAGTTATATCCTGATGGATTAGAGCCTGAATTAGTACCGTCTAATGTGTCATACCATTGTGACTGAGGTACTTTTGTATCAATTGTTCTTGAAACAATCGCATTTGCTATTGTAGTTCCACGATATTCAGGGGAAATATACAATGCTGTATCGCTTGTAATCATAATGACACGATATGACTGCCCACGAATTACAATGTAATCACCCACGACTAATTGAGTAGTAAACTGTGTGCTTGTTCCTGTTACTAATCCTGAACCGTTTGTTACAGATACTGTACCTACAATTTGGTTAATTGAGTTACGATAAACCACATTGAGCGTTTGACCGTTGTATTCAAAGAATAATCCGTTCTGTTGGTCAAAAAAGCCTAAACGATTGCCTGAACCATACCACACATTTGGACTAACGTGAATAAATCCGTTAGTTGATGTAGCTGTTGTTGCGGTAGGAATAGCGTTGTTTAAAGTTTTGTAAGTAAAACTTAATTGGTTCGGTACAGAAGCAATAATAAAAGAACCGTTATATGCCGATTGGTCAGCACCACTTACAATAATCGTTGTGTTCTTGGTTAAATTGTGTGGAAGCTTCGTTGTTACAGTAACAGTAGAACCACTTGATGTTAAAACAGGTTG